AGCGGCAGTACCAATGGCAACAGATTTACTACCTTTTGTGTCTGCCGTTAAAGAGAAGTAACCTAATGAAACATTAGACCCTCCCACATTTAAGGCATCGCCAGCAAGAGCGCCAATGAGAGTGTTAAGTGTGCCCGTTGAGACTGTTGTACCCGCCGCATAACCAACAGCAGTATTATTACTATCAGTGGATGTTGAGAAGTTTTGACTAGCTAAAGTTAAAGTACCAATTGCAACAGATTTACTACCTTTTGTGTCAGTAGTTAAAGAACCTCTTCCAACAGCAGTATTATAATCTGCATCAGTCAGTGCATCTCCTGCTCTACCCCCTACAAGAACATTTTCTGTGCCTGTAGATAAAGAAAGACCTGCTAAATACCCTATAGCCGTTGATTCAGAATCTGCACCTGCGTTAAGAGCTTTAAGTGCTTGATAACCCACAGCAGTATTTCGACCATGTGCGTCCTCAGTTTTAAGTGACTCAAAGCCAATAGCAACATTATGATCCCCAGTAGTAATCGCAGTGCCAGCCTCATCGCCCAAGGCCACGTTGTAGTTACCGCCAGAGGCTATTGAGTTACCTGCGTTAACGCCAAGGCGTAAGTTGGACGTACCTGCCGAAGCCGTGCTCAGTTCGCCATCAACCGTCAAGTCATCAACCACTGTGGCTCCAGCTAAGTTAACAGCAGTAAGAAGATCGTGAACCACGCCACCTGACCCCAAGCCGTCTGTTGCGATAACTTTAGTCTGACCCGCAGGAATGATTACATTAGCACCACTACCGCATGTGAAGGTTAAAGCCGCCGCTGTTGCGTTATACATGAACCAAGTTTTATAACTGGTGTTTGGCAACAGAGTAACAGTACAAGCCTGACCGCCACCTGTGAGCTTTAATCCAAGGCACCTATCTGCGTCCAGCGCACCATCGCCAATCGTAATGTTGTCCGTGGAGGCGTTTGCAATAGCTCTGGTTCCCCAAGCAACCGCTTGACCAATTATTTTTAGGTTCGTATTCGTTGTATCGCCCCAAGTACCAGACTGTTCACCAGTGCCGATTTCTTCAAGGCGTAAATTGTTGACATATGTACTAGCCATTTTATTATCCTATGCTGCGAAGCCATTCTCAATGTTAGCCCAAGAAGGGTCTTGAGAAGGCGCTATGTTTAAAAAACGAGGGTTCTGATCTGGAATGATTTGTCCCCAAGGTGGGTTTGCTAGATTTCCTACTACTGCTGTACAAGTAACGCTCGTTACAAAGACATTTGCCTTACCAACTGCTCCAGCGGTTGCACTGTTGACCGAGGCCGTCATCTTCACGTCAGTCATTGTGTTAGTGGTAAAGAAACTGCCCAAGGCGGTTGTGCCAGCAACTCCAGTAACAAAAGCATTATCGCCTCTTGTTGTAGAAATAGCACCGATTGAGGAAGTAGAACTAAGCCCCACGTTTGTAGAAAAGATGTTACCTAGTGCAGATGTTCCCGCAACTCCAGTAACAGATACAACAGCGTCGCCTTCTTGAACTGCTTGACCAACAGCCCCTGTAGCAGTGAGCGTAAAAGCAGGACTCGTGTTCCAAGTGCTTGTATTCCAAGCTCTTGTTGCACTGTTCCAGCCTATAAACGCTACTTTAGTAGACATTAGGCTATCCTGATAATCGCGTTAGACGCATCCGCTGTTGGGAATACAATGGTAAAGTCGCCAGAACTAGCTGCTTTGTCTGCACCAAAATCTAACACGGCTACCGTTGGATCGCCTGTAGCCGCTTCATTAAATATCAAAGCGCCTCGAACTGCCGAGATGGTTACGTTAGAAAACACCTCATCCGCAAAATCAACTAAAGCTGTTGTACCAATAGCGACCGGAGTAACACTGGTCAGGAAATTTCCTTTCGCGGTGTAGTTTGTGCCGCTGACCTCGTTGCCAGAGGTGTATGCAGTAGTCGCAGCATTAAAAGCAGCATTGTTGTCATACATAGCCAGTTTAAACTGGTTACTCGCTACTGTGAAATTATGAACACCCTTCATTAGTTCAACTTTGAACGAGGTGCATAAGAAGTTTCCATTAAAAGCCATTTACATTTTCCTTATATATTCTGCCAATTTTAACTGACCAGCATCTTTTATTGCATTATATACCGTAGTTCGGTCACTTTGAATAGCCTGTTTCATATAGATAGCTACGACTTTCTCAACCTCTTCTCGGTACGCAAACGCCTGATCCCGTATTTCGGTGGGCGCATTTTCGGAAACATTTATAATCTTGTTTACACAACGCTTCGCGGTTTCTTCAGGAGTAAAGCCACGGTTATCCGTAGTTTCCACTCCCACCTTAAAATCATTAGACATTGATACGCCAAAAGACATATTGTTCATTGTTTTTGCCTCACCACTGGTCCAGTTCTATACTCATCCGTAACCTCTTTGCTCTCGCCAAGTCCCCCAAGGCCCATAATAGCTTCTACAAAACGCTTCTCATACAAAGCTTGCATGTCTTGTTCGCCCTTCATAAATACATAAGCTTCCATTAAACTTCCATACAAGAGAGCTAAGTCTGCGTTTTCACTAATCCAAGTTTCAGTAATGTCTGGAACAATCTTTTCTGACGTTGTTCCGCTGGGAACGCTATTAATTACCGCAACAGCCCCACTGGTGTTTCCCACCAAAGCTGTTCCTGAAGCCGCTGTTCCTCGCGGGTAAGAACTTGTAACTCCCGCAGGGAAGTTAGCAGTCAAGGTTGTGTTGCCAGCCCCAGTTGTTCCAGTAACAACAAACGAAGAGTTTTCGACAGACGCAGTTGCGCCAGCAGGAGTTGCTATAATAGTTTCTCCAGCAGAAAAAACTGTTCCGCCAGTATATGCCACCGAAAACGTGGTCTGGCTCTTAGTTAAACTGGTTGGACGATAGAAGTAACTAAGTTCAACCGCATAAGCACTGTCAGGGGTTGGGCTTAAAATAAAATTGTTTAAATCATATTGAGCGTAATAACGAGGAGCGCCTGTTGCGGCAGGATTAGGATTAAAAGACTGAATAAAGTTGGAATCTTTAAAATCTAAGAAAACGTAGTTTCCAGAACTATTGGTAAACGACAAAGCAAACGGCGCTAAAAAGTCACTAGGGACCCCTAAGAATTTATTAGAAGCCGACATTGCTCCAGCGTCGTTCTTTTGAAACAAACTCAACTGAACATTCTTTAAAATACGTTCTTCTGTGTTTTTAATAAAAACAGGAAGATTACTTACAAACGTAGTTTCATCGTTTTCAGTATAATCTAATATAGCCTGTTTTAATGTGGTGTAAGTATAGCTCATGTGTTAATCTGACCCCCCATACCGCTATGGTTTGTGCAATAGTAGTACAGCGTGTATGTAAAACTCATGTCATCACACTATTGTTATGTTTCCAACCATACCACTATGGTTTGTGCATTGATACACTAAAGATGTATCGCTTGGTTCGTGCGGTATGATGAACTGTGTTAACCCTGTAGTAGAGTTATAGTTCTCAGTGACCCCTGTTGTAAAAGCAGACCCTCCTGATGAGACTCTTATTTGTAAAGGATGACTACTTACATTTGCTGTATTATCAATCAAATAAGTATGTCCTTTATAAAAAGTAAAGTTTGGGTTGTTTCCAGATGTAGCTCCGGGGCCAGTAAATGTAAATGCGGACGATCCGTTTACACCCGCAGTATATTTAGTCACAGGTCCAGTTGTCTCATCATTTAATCTAACCCATGCGGCAGCGTGTGCGAAGTACAACCCTCCCGTCGCGTGAACGTGCGCCACTGCGCCATGATATGTTCCCGCACTAGGTAAGTCGCTAAGATTTGCATAATAAAACACAATTCTGTTTGCACCAGAACTTACATCTATAATCCCATCAGAATTTATTATGTCCGTTAGTGTCGTGCCGTTTCCTAAAGCTGCATATACTTCATCAAAATTATCATTAATTTTATCTGCACCTGCACGAAGAGTATCTCCTGCTCCATCGTTAGCCGATGATCCTATGCCTACTGCTTGCTTTGCCATGTCTTATCCCTCGTCAAATGTTTTTGTGGTGGAATCTAATTTTACAGATGTACTATCAAATCTTGAAGCTGTTGAGCTACCAGAAATAATTGTAACAGCACCAACAGAAGCCGTCGCGGAAACACCTGTTAAAAACGCGGTAGCTAGTGTCGCAACATCGCCAACAGAAGCCGTCGCGAAAAACCCTCTTAAAACCGCTATTGGACTTGCATCAGGTATTTCTACCGTAACAACTCCTACAAAACCAAAAGCCCGTGTGGGTCTGGGCTGCGGTTCTTCTACTAAAGGAATACCAACGTAAACTTCTAAGGTCTCTTTTCTATCCGGACGCGCATCTTTGAGGGACTCGGGATCCGACACTTTACGAAACGGACCTAGTTGAGGCTGTTTAGACTCAAACTCATCCCGACCAACAAGCAGACCATTCCACTCTTTGCGCATGTCTCTATACCGATACCGGAAACCGGATCGATCAGAGATCGCGTAAGAGTTTCTACCTGTTGCAAATTTGCTCATCAACCCACCCTGTAATAATCGTATTTTGGAACAACGTTAAACGATGCCCGGTCACGATCCTCAGTCATAGCGCGTTCAAACTCTTCTTCGTACATAGCCTTTAAAAGTTGAACCCTTTGAGGAGCCCGCTTTACAGCAATATAATAAGCCAATCCCGCAGCCAAGCACGGGTAAAACCTAAAGGGCATATCCACAGTGTTTATAAAGGTGTCCGCATCATCCATCCGCGTAAGAGCGTTATAATAAATAACGTCCGTACTGTTTTCTGGAACGGGCCAAACCTTTAGACTTGGAGTAACCTGACGGTCTAAAAAGAACTGGTTTGGACGGCTCTCAGTAGTTTTATTCGGAATACTAAGATAGTCGTCACGGCTTAACCTAGATAACGAAAAGTCCGTACCGTCACGTTGAACCACCATAGAAAGAATATCAATAACATCCGCGCCCAAAGCATAAACCCCAGTGCCTTCAACCAAGGCAAGTGTACGCTGTGAAATAGTCCACTGGTTTAAACCGCGGTTGGCCCATTCTGCTAACATAAGGTTTAAAGATCGTTTGGCCGATTTAAGGTCGTAACCAGTTCGCACCTCTAAGCCACAACGCTCAAACGCTTCTTCAATATATTAAGATACATCAAGTTCAAAATCTACGCTATTATAAACTGCCATCTCATTCCTCGCTGTAAATATTGTCGAATATTTGAGTTACATCTAATGTATAGTCTAAATCAGATTTAGAAT